TAGCCGTCCGTAAAATCGGTCGTGGTGTTACGCCACATCAGACAGGCACGCCGGCACCGTAAGTGCAAGACGTAGTGGATCTGCGCGGAGTAACTCTGGAGGATAAAGACCATGTCTAAAACTCCTTCATCCCACTTAGGAAAGTGGGAACAGGAAAGAGTTACGCTTTTAAGGCGTTTAAAGGTGTATGGCCTGACAGCTGCCGAAGCTGACGGTATCCTCCGGGATATCGAAAAGTGGGTGCGCAAAACAGGCCGCGAAGAGACTGTTAAGCGACTAAAAACGCTGAAGCAGTACCGGCTTAACACGTACCTCGGTAGGAGCGATTCTTCTTATGTCCGCAGACATAGGGATGGTACTCCCAAGGGACCCTTCCGGGTCCTATGGAGACTCTCGTCCCGGGTTTCGTTCTTGAGAGCGTGGAACTGCCTGATGGTGTATTCGCACTTCACTGAGGCGAAGATTACCTCACGTCAGTGGGCTAAGTTCGAGAAAGGTGTCCGGCGGGATGCCGTGTCCTCCGTAGGAGAGGCTCGAGCGAAAACCTATATCGACCTTGGGATAGAAAGCTGGTTGAAAAGCGGAGTTGTCATCCCGCCCCCACCGCTTGCGGTCGGAGGGAACCTAGACGATTTATCCCCATCTCAGTCAAGGAACTACCCAATTGGACGGTTCCGTAGTAAGTCTCAACCCGATGGGCTGTATGACTCAGCTGAGTGGTTTGTCTGTCAAGATGACGCTCAGTTCGTGGACCTTCATCGCGAGATTTTCGAAGGTGTATTCTGGAGATTATCGGAGGGTGAAGATTTCGATGCCTATATCAGGCAACTGATTGAATGGCATGAGGAGCCTGGCGATACTGGCGACGACGTCGTTACAGTTGCCGGGAGACTTGCACTCGTTCAGGAGGCCGGATGCAAAGGTAGGTTTATCGCAAACCCTTCCAGTGCGCTTCAAGCCGCTGCTCTGCCTTTGTACAAGTGGTCGAACCTGTTAGTAAAGCGCCTTCCTGGCAACTATTCGTTAGACCAGGAGGAGGGCATTCGTCGAGCCCAACAGCTACTCAACTCTAATGGAATCGCGTTCTCAATTGACCTCGAGGGCGCAACTGATAACTTACCGCGGTCCCTTGTGCTGCACACCATGCGGCGATTGGGAATACCCGAACCGTGGTGCACGTTCTACGAGGACGTGTGCAAGCTCCCTTGGTACATTCCGAAGGAATTCGCGAGTGTAACTTCCCGCCGCACCATCAGTTGGACGCAGGGACAGCC